ATGGGGCAGATATTATATATCTGTCCCTTTTTTATTCCCCGTTGATAGTGCAGATACTATCAATCCCCCATAGGTCACGATCTATGGGAACTAAATGGGAGAACAGGCTTTAGTCAGGGGCGATCAGGCTGCGGCCTTCGCCCCACTCCCAATCTTCCAGCCGTGAGGCCGTATGGTACGTCTCAAAAAGCTGTCCAGGGCAAAGCTCGATTCGTTCAACAAATCAGATAAACAGCGCATGACGCGCAATCCCACGGTTCGCGTTGCCGAAGTCAAAGCGGTAGAAGCCAAGCGACTCGATACACACTGGACTAAATGGACTCCCGAAGAAGCGTACAAAGAACTCCTCAAGACATGCGGTGCAGCCGGGCCGGATTATGTCGCCAATCTGTTGCCGTTTATCCAGGAACAGAAGCGGATGTACACAGGGCAAACTTTTGGGGAACTGAAAGACAACATTGCCAAAGACTACAGCCAGTTCTATCTCTCATATTAAGCTCAAGGCTAAGACTAAAGAAGCAATCTGTTATTTATATGAGGTCTGGCAAAATTCCCGGATAACCCTGTACCCGTATCTTGCTTTGCCGCAGGCTCCGCAGATACACGAATCGACCAAGCGCGTCAAGACGCTGTTTGGCGGCAACAGATCGGCCAAGACCAATACCTTTGCGCCGGAAGTTGCCATGCGTGTGCGGGGCAAGCACTACTGGCAGGATGTAAGGCGGCCTCCGATACAGGTGTGGGTGCTGTCAGCCGACCTCGATACTTCAAGGACAGTGCAGAGGAAAGCGCTGCTGGAATGGCTGCCGCCGAATGAAATAGCCCGAAGCGTCTGGAATAATCAGGAAAGACTGATCGAGCATATCAACGGTTCGCAAATCCATTTCAAGAGTTACAAGCAGGGTTTCGAGCAGTTTCAAGGCCGGAAGATCGACATAGTATGGTTCGACGAGGAGCCGCAGGACCCGCAGATTATCGACGAATGCGAAGTCCGGCTTCTGGACCGGCAGGGGTTGCTGCTGATCTCCTGTACGCCGCTTCAGGGCTACACGATGCTGTTCTATCGTGTGATTAAGAACGAGCAGGACGACGAAGAGGTAGTATATTGGCATTTCTGGATGGAGCATAATCTCTACATCCCGTATGCCGAAATACTCAGGTTCCAGCGGAAGTACGCGAAGGACCCCGCGAAGCTGGCAAGCCGTATGCACGGCGAGTTCGCTCTTTCCAGCGGAACGATCTACGGCAACTACTTCAATCCGCCGTTCCATGTTCTGACGGAAGAAAAGAAAAAAGAAATAGAGTCCCGCCGAATTTCCGAGGGCTGGGAGGTATTCAGGGCGATAGACCCGTCTTTCGCTACTTATGTTTGCAACTGGTATGCGATCTCTCCCGAAGGGGATGTATATTGCTACCGGGAAAAATACTGGCACAATAAATCAATCAGTGAAATAGCCTTTGAAATCAATACCCATAGTTGGGGCGAAAAGATAAGCTTTACCGTTTGCGGGGCGCACGGCGGCGACACGGCCTCGATTCTTGAACTGCCGCGACACGGCATACAGGTTATCAAGGCTACGGACTATTACCCGAACCTGACTGGACCGGAGAAATCTCACGTTCTGGCGGGCATTTCGCGTGTGCAAGAATGGTTATTGGGTATCCCTATCGAACAGGAGCGCTATGTCAACATTGCGAAATGCCCCGCCTGTTTTTATTCAGTCAGGGTAGATGTACGCAAGCCGTATTGCCCCAAGTGCAGCACGAAAATGGAAACTGAAAGGCAGAAGCCGGGGAGGAAAAAATACCTGTTCTTCTACCCGGACTGCAAACTGACTCTTGACGAAGTTCAATTATACAGATGGAACGAAAAACAGACCGAGCCGGTTGAGGAACACTGCGACGCATGGAGCGCCCACAGGTACGCCATGAGCACGTTTCCCGCGCCGCGTATCCCGGAAGAAAAACTGCCGAAATTCTCAATCGGCGCGTTTCTACAGGAATCTAAAATTAATCGCTTACGCAAGCAACGACTGTACATTGGAGGCAACTGATGAACCGCTTTAAAGCTGTACTGGCAATAACCGCTCTCTGGACAAGCGCCGCGCTGGCCCAGCAAACGCTGCAATCCACTGTTTATTTTCCTACCGGCCAGAATGTTCTGCGAGTTCATTCTACCGAGGGATATCTAGGCTGGAAAAACAGCATAGGGAATGTGGCCCTGTTTACGACTCTGAACGCCAATCGGGACTCGCTTCAGGAACAGCAATGGTCGGTGGTTGTGACTCGCCAATTAAGTCTCCCGCAGCACAGGTACGAAGTGATTGTTACTGGTATTCCATTCGACCCTCTGCAAACGATAATTTATAAAGACACGATTGATCTTGGCGCAACCGGGGCACAATTTGCCGTTCCTGATAGAAACACAAGACAGACGGTAGGTAATAGTCCATTCCCCTTCAGTCAGGACTCAATCTTTAGTATTTGGGTTAGAGAGGATACTCTTTACAACGGAGATAAAACCGAAATCCTATTTACCAGATTTGTTCCTGTAGCCGGATCAACCACCGGAGAAATCAATTCTATTCCGGCGGATTTCTTTGATACGCTGACAGTAGCAGACGACGACACCATGAGTGGCACGAATGATACAACCTATACGCGGGCTTTCCCTGTTGTTCGCAACGCCAACGTAGGTGTCTTTATCGACATGGTTCCAATCACCGGCACAGGTGACACCCTGGCCTTAGCTCTACAGTTTAAGCGCAACGGCTCGAATAGCTGGTACGGCGGTCCCGGCGGCAAGGTCAGGGTCTTGCAGTCCGTGGTAGCGTTTAATGATTCAACCTATGCTTTGACTATACCGGCTGATTCGCTCATGGTGGCCGATTCTGTCCGGGTAGCGCAAATATCCCTGGTTGATAAAGGCCGTAATATTATCAAGCGGTTCTTTGTAAAATACTTCTCGAAGTAACCGGGAAAAGGGCCGACAATGCGAAAATGGTTTTTTGTCTTTCTGATATTGTTTTGCTACGGCAGTGTCTTTGCGACTACCATTGCCAGAGTTAAGACATGGGGGACGCGGGAAACACTCAGCGCGAATGACCTGAATGCGGAGTTTGATAACGTTATCAACTTCCTCAACGGGTCAATTACGTTAGTCAATATTGACTCGACTATTCGCTACCGCATGGACACCCTGGATGTCAACTATGGCTTGCGGTTCGGGACTGGTACGCCTGCCGCGACATCAGGCAATGTTTTTTGGGGCAATGGCAGTCTGTTTATTTCCGTCAGCCGGGATTCAGCCGGGATAGTTACTAAAACGGGTACGCAGTCTATCGCCGGGAAAAAGACTTTTACCGATTCGACCCTGCTGACCGGGCCTATGATGGTATCCGGCGAAGGCACGATTACGAACCATGTCTGGTTCTATATACTCCCAAAAGCCGCCGATTCGCTACTCGTTCCCTCGGTCAGAAACCAGTTTGTCACTAAGTTTTGGATTGACAGCCTGCGAACACAATTCGAGGGCGAAATGTACGACAGTGCTGCGGCTGTCGTTACCGTCAACAACGGCATAATCCGGCCTGAGTTTGCCGACAGCGCAAGGCGATTCGTTAAAGATACTTTACTATTATTCTTCCCGATTGTCCAGAATACCATTGAGGATTCGCTTAACAACAATATCAGGAATGCCGCGTTACTGACTTTCACTGGTGACAGGGTTCGTGTACAGGATACTCTCGAAGTACAGAAGATACTGGATGCGGATACGCTTTACAGTTCCACGACTATCAATTTCTTCAAAGATAATGTGACCATTGCGGATACACTGACAGTCAATAAGATAGCCGACATTGACACGCTGTTATCCAGCCTGAACAAGATTTACGTCAAAACGGCCTTGCAGGTAAAAGATTCCATTCTGGTTGGAACGGCCAATATATTGGATGTTATTTCAGACAGTATCGCCGCACATCCGGCTGGTGCGGATGTTATTGACTCGGTTGGCTATTCATTTGTGATTGGCCGGTCCGGGGCGGTAAACTACCTATTGTCTGGCGCGGATTCAGCCAACCTCAAGATCGCCCTCGACACGGCTTTTGTGAAACTGGCGGCAAACGGCGGGACGATATTTATCAAGGGCGGGGTGTATGCAAAGGCCGGAACGGACACCCTGCGGTCGAGTACCAAACGCATTGTGATTAAAGGTGAGCCGGGGCGGACGATTATCTATTGCACCGGGGCGGACTATGAGTTTTTCGACACCCTGAATGTTGGAAAGCTCTGGATAGAGGACGGCATTGAGTGGGATGGAACCGGGGCCTCACTCGGCCTCATTCGTACCGGGACTACCGCCCTGACTTCTGGGGACAGCGTTTTGGTGAAGGACAACATTTTCAGGAACTTCTCCAGCACATCCGCCACCATGTTCGCCACGGATGACTCGACAAACGCCTGGCGGATCGAGCACAACATTTTCCGCAACTGTTATATGACTAAATTTTCCGGGTTGGAGTCCAAGATTAGTGATAACGAGAATACCGCCGCCGGACGATATGGATTTTCGGTAAACCTTGGGTACAACCAGGTGACCGGAAATACGATTGTCGATTTTGATTCGTGCGGAGTGTACCTCGAAAAATTCGAGACTCCCGATCAATACAGGCAGCCCTCTGTGGTGTCTGGAAACTATATCTACCGGACAGCCAAGAAACTGACCGCTTTTGGAATTATAATACAAGGGAGCGCCAACCACGTGGCCCCGGCGGTTATTGCAAACAATATTATCGGCGGGCACGACACCAACTACAATACGGACAGCCTGGGAACTGGCATATATATAAACGAATCTCTGAGTGATGTTCATGGCAATACTATCAAACTGGTAGTTACCGGAGTTACGTTAACCAGCCGCGGTGATAATGTTTCTGTTGCGAACAACATATTCAGAACCTGTACTACCGGGATATCTATTTTAACTGGCGCTACGAAAAGCGGGCACTCCGAAAATTGGTTTCAGGGTGTTGACACAAACGTCTCTGACGCTGGGACTACTACCGTTAACGGCGATACGCGAGATTTGGACTAGGAGAAAACTTTATGCGACATATTGTCATGCTTTTACTCTTGTCCGTAACTGGACTTTACGGTGCCCAGCGCATGGGTGATACGTTATGGGTCAAGCGGCAGAGACCCGATGACCGCACAGCGCAATTAGTGATACTGCCGGGATGGAGTATGGTTTCAAGTAATCCGAGTGATCCAACCTGTCGCAAGGTCAATGTTACCTGTCAAGTTCTTGTTCGGGACAGTCTTGGTGATGTGGTTGCGATAGAAAAGCGGATACGGATTTTTGGTATGGACACCAGCAAATGCGAGATCAAATTTACAACGCAAGACACTATCCCATCGGACTTCAAAGAAGGCAAGTTCAAATTGGATGTTGAAGGCAAGTTCAAGAAGAAGTAACAGGGGAATGATATGCACCCGCTTTTGACGGTTGGTGGTTTAATCAAGCGCAATCTACTTCACCTTGCGGGTGGCATAGGTATTGGTCTGGCTGGCGGCAAGAAAGTTGTTGTACCGACTGCCGTGGCAATAGGTGCGAAAGAAGCAGCGGACCCACACCCGAAAGAGAACCATAAGCGTTGGTGGGTCAAGAGTGCGATTGATTGGTCGGCTTGGGTCGGCGGAACTGCCATAGGGGCGCTTATCCGAAGGAAGATAAAAAAATGATTCACTCCGGCCAACTACTGACAAAGCCAGCCGCGTTTGTTTTGCACTGCAAGCTGTGTGGTGGTTGGATCAGCGGCATGTTTCCAGGCGGAAGCCGTGTGCCCTACACTATTCCATGCCCGCGTTGCGGGGCTGGAGTGCAAGTTGGCGAATTACTGACTCTCTTCGATGTTGAGGATGATTTTCGCGGGAAGTACACACTAGAACAACTGATAGGAGAATCGAATGAAAAAGATGCAAAGCAAGGGCAAGTCACAGAGCAAGATGATGATGGAAAAGAAAGAAATGATGATGAAGGGCAAGATGAAAGGCTCCGGCAAGTCCTGTAAAAAGAAGTAGGTAATTATGCCGACTCCGCGCAAGGGCGAGACAAGAGCGGCCTTTGTTAAAAGAGCCGTTCCAGTTATTAAGAAAGAGTACCCCGGCAAAGCTATACGGGCTGTACTAGGACAGGCATACGGAATGTACGACAACGCAAAGAAAAAGAGATAACTTTGGCGAGAAACTATGGACCGGATGAGGCGCGTTACGCGGCATTTATTTCTGAAGGCGAAGCCAACCGCGAGAAAAATGCGGATGATTATAAGCGATGGCTCGGTTATCTGAAGAATAAATGTTCGCTTGCGGATTTTGAGAATCAGGACTTCCGGGCGTTTATCAATCTGGCCTACATGAATTGGGCCAATCTCCGCCCGGCGATCTACTTCAAAAATCCGCAATTCAAGGCCGCACCTCGTCCGGGGTCTGGACAGGGCAGGTTAATGAGTGACGCTAACTTCGCGGCGGTTTTGATGGAGAATATTCTTACTTATTACCTGCACGAAAAGCGGACTAAGCGGGAATTTAAACTCTGTACTATTGAAGCCCTTGTCTTAGGCATATCCGTATTCAAGCAGGGATATCATATCCCGACAAAGGACATTAAGAAAAAGAAACAGAATCTCAAGAAGCTGATGGGCTTATCCGATGCGATGGCATTCGACAGCGAAGAAGTCCAGACTGCTATTGCTAATCTTGAGGAAGCCGACAGGCAGGCGTTGGCTCTTGACGATATACCGGATAAGGAAACATGGTGGGGCAAGTGGACCTCGATCAGAAACCTATTGGTTCCGAGCGGCTACGGCACTTGGTTGTCGGAACAACCCTGGCTTATCGAGCGCATTGAGAAGCGTCTACCGGACGCGCACGATTCTTACCCGCGCATCAAGGACAGGAATATCGAGCCGACACTATCTTCCACCGGGGAGGACGGCAAGGCTGACACCTATCTGATCTACGAAATATGGGATTGGAACGAAAAGAAACTGGTACACTTAGTACCGGACAAAGAAAAGAAAACGATTGTAAAAGAGAACAGCTGGCCGCGTGGGCTGGAAAAGTATCCTTATGAGGAACTGAGATTGGGCACTGACGTACCCGGTGAGTTCTACCCGCAGCCGGACGCCAAGTATTACGAAAGGGTGATGAATGTTGTCAGCGAGACAATGTCCACCTCGGTCGAATATCTGAGGCGTTACAAGGCACAGTATTGGGATGAGGTGGGGCTGGACGAAGAAACTAAGGCGATGATCGAAAATCCGGTGGATGGCTCGGTCATCACCGCCCGTAAGAAAATGCCTCAGTTAATGGATGTACCGAAGCAGACCCCGGACGCACAGAACGCGCTTAACAGGCTATTGACGTTCTCCGATCAGTTAGCTGGCGTAACGCGCACACGCAGGGGCACAGGAGCCAAGCTGACGGCTACTCAGGTGGAGGCCGAGGAAGCAGGACTCGATCTCAGGGAAGAGGAAAAGCGGGACAACTTAGAGGACTTCTTCACCAGTGTGGGCCGTACTCAGGCGCAACTCATTCAGAAGAACATGTCGAATGAGTTGATTGTAACGCTGTCGCCAAGAGAGGCCAAGGGCTTTAACCTTGCGAATCCGTGGCATAGTGTAAAACCTGAAGAGATTGACGCCGAGCTTCTGATATGGGTAGTGCCTAATTCGTCCATAAAGGCGGATGTCCAGAATGACTCGCTGAATCTTGAAAAGTGGTTCAATCTTAGTTTCCCGAATGCGGATATGATTGGGCTTGATAAGCGGGTATTGTGGCAGAAGTTTTCGGAGAAGAGCCTCAGAATATCCAGAGAGGAAATCGAAGAGGTTATGTTGCCGGAGCAAAGCCCGGACGCAATGGGGCTGGCTAAGTACGAGAATCAGATGTTCGTGCAGGGTATGGCGGTCAATCCGCCCGACCCGCAGGAACGCCACATGATACATCTACAGGCACATCAGGGCCTATTGGATACACTGAATCCTGAGAAGATGCAGCAGACTTTAATCGGGCTGCAAGGCCAAGCGCAGCAGTATATAGGCCGCGCTGTCGTGCCGGGTGATATTGATAAAGGCATAGCGGAATTGAGACAGCGGATGCAACAGGCTCCGGCGATAGCCAACGCCTTGCAACAGCATATAGCCGCGCACCAGAATTTTCAGAAGGGGGGAGCCGCAGGAGCGCCCGCCGGTCCGTTAAACTATAACTTAGCCGCTCAGAAACCTTCGGGAGGGACTACGATCACAGGAGGTTCGACGAGGGCCGAACAACAGGGAGGTATGCAATAATGACCTATGACTTTGAGTGTTCGGCATGTGGTAATATTGAAGAGCATTATGTTGCGACATTTGATTCCCGCGAGGATGAAATCTGCGGACAATGCGGAACGAAGATGCAAAGATTGGTTGCGAATAGTGCGCGAATAGAAATCTGGAAGCATACTCATATACCGGAGGTGGATAAAAATATTCATTTCCGTTCCATGAAACACGCCCGCGAAGTGGCGAGAGCAAAGGGGTTAAGAATCAATCAAGATTATCTAATGCCGTATGACTTGGAGTACAGGAAAAAAAACGAGGAACGCTTAATGCGTCAACCAGTCCAATTTGACATGGCAAAATCGCAAAGGAGGGCGACAGGATAAACAAGACAGATTATTACTTAGGTTTCTTTTCTTTCTGACAACAATAACGAATGACCTCATGAATCATTCGACAGGCCGGTTGGAGCCAACCCTCCCCGGCCTTTTTTGTTGTCAATCATCTGAGGTCACAATTTGTGGCCTCAACAATGGAGTGTAGTAAAATGGCAGACGAAACCGTGATGGACCCGGCACAGGATCGCACCGTCGACAGCCAAGCCGGACAGACTGCGGCGGACTCGCAGGTTGCAACGGCCACAGCGCCGTCAGCAGTACCGATTGCAGATTATAAAAACCTCCAGTCTTTTGCGACCAAGACCTCTCAAGAATTGAAGGCTTTCAAGGAGGAGGCGGCCAAGAGGGATCAGGAGAATACCGCGAAACTTGCCAGGGCAGAGGAACTTGAGGAAAAGTTCAATCGTCTTGGAGAAGCTTTCGGTGCAACACCGCCCGCTGCGGCTAAACTCAGCCCGGAGCAGATCAAGGAATTGGACAACATACTCCAACAGACCCCGACCTACAGAACCCTGGCGGAGCAAAGCAAAACACAGCAGCAGGCACAGCAGACAGCGTCAGCAAGACAGCACGATATGGCGGTCAATGAAGCGGCGATTGAACTCACTAATCAGTTCAAGTTGACTGATGAACAGGGCGCGAACCTCAAGAAGTTTATTATGGAGGACCCCGCTATTGTGGGTGGGATACAAACCGCCGTGACTAAGGAGCAGGCTCTCAGAACCTTCAGGAATGCTTATAAAGCTTGGCATTATGACGAACTGAGCAAAAATGCAGTTGCGCTCGGAACTCAGCAAGTAGAGCAGAAACTCAAAGGCATGGAAGCCACTGCTTCGGTCGATCAGGGAGCGCCGATAGCTGCTGCCTCTGGCAATGCTGAAATCGCTTATGTTAAAGGCCAAGGTCTTGACGGAGTTTGGGACAGGATCGCGGCCAATGTACGACAAACTCACGGAATTAATTAATCTTTAGGAGAAATTCATGGCAACATCTCGCACCGTAACCTATGGTGCATTACTGACTACCACCTTCGAGAATACGGACAAGGTAGCTCACGATATAATCACTGAGTCTATGCCCGGCCTGTACTGGCTCTCCAAAAAGAGCCGCGTCAAGGCGGGCGGCGGGGATCATATCAGACGCAACGTTGCCGTAAGGTTCAACACCGATGGTGGAAGTTTCGCTACTGGTGATCGTATCACCGCTACCGACCAGAACCCGGTCGAACCCGCGAAATGGGAATGGGCGCAGTATGACAAGCCGACCATTTTCTTCACGGCGGATGCGAAAAAGAACGCCGGTGCTGAACAGATCATCGACCTTGGCAAAGCGAAAATGAAGCAGACGCTCAATTCGCTGAAGAACGACATGGCCGGTGATTTCTACAAGTCTGGCGGGGACAACAAGCTGACCGGCCTGAAGGCTTTCGCGGACGTGAACAACTACACGACCGATACCTATGGCGGCCTGTCAAGGGCGACCTATTCGGATTGGCGTCCGTACTGCAAAGGTTCGACTGTCGGTGCGTGTTACACGACTACCGTTCCGACCGAACAGTTGCTCAACGCAATGCGGTTTGCCTTTATCACCTGCGCTAACAAGGGTGATAATGGAGCGCCGGATTTTGCGCTGACCTCGATTCAGGGGTTTGACTATCTCGAACAGCGGGTAATGAACGCTCTGCGCGTTTATGATACCGAGGTTGGGGATATGGGCTTCGGCGGACTGAAGTTCAAAGGCATGACCGTTATGGCCGATCCGTACCTGAATACCACGGATGGCACGAACCAGGGAACATCCGGCGAAACCATGTACATTCTCAACAGCAAGACTTGGGAATGGGTGACGCTGACCCCGGATATGAAGAACGGCTACGAAACTCGCGGGCCGATTGATCTTGAGGAACAGATCGGCAAGCGTTGGGATACTTACTTCATCGGACAGATGATTAACTCTGATCCTAGGGCCAACGCGGTACTGTACGGCATTACTGCCGTTGCAGCTTCTTAACGAAAGGAGAGACTAACATGGCTGGACAGGCTATTCTTAGTGCCAATGATGTCGCTCCCGTTACCGCTCTTGGCAGTACATACACAAGTTTCGATCTGGCAGGGCTGCTTGGTCCCCGGTCGTATGTGTATGTCCGCAATCAGGATTCGACTGCGTGGACGGCGGGACTGGCAGTACGCCAGCGCAGCGATCTGTTCGCTACTGAAGGCACGGCTCTAACCGCCGATTCAAACTCGACTGTTGGCCTGATTACCGACGCCTCCGGGCCGGGCGCTCCGTGGACAACCGCAGGCTATGTGCCGGACTCGATTGACCGTGTGCTGTACTGGCACGCCAGTGCAACACCGTCAAGTGTTTATTATGGTAAGGTTTACTATAATAACACGGATATTGATTTCAACCTTGAGGACCTTCCGGCGGCTGCGATTTCCAACAGCGGGGCATATATCATCTGGCGTCCGTATGTCTTTGTTAAGACGGCGGCCAATGACACGCTTTCGGTTGGCGGTGTTTCTCAGTCCACAATCTCTACTCTGTATCATGGCTGGGTGCAGTATGCGGGCTTTGGGTACGCATATCTGATCGGCGATACTACGGGCAACGGCGACGGGCTAGGCAGTATTCCGGGTGCGACGGCTGGTTATGCCAAAGGCGTGACCGCCGGGACCAACGATGGATACGTCTATCTCTACGCGATGACCGATAACACTGCGGCTTCTCTCTATGCGCCGTGCATGATTGCGGCTCCGTACATGAAAACCATCGGCTAACAGGAGGCTATAATGGCTGGACAGACAGTATTAAGCGCCAATGATTCCTCTCCTGTAACGGCGTTGGGTAGTACATATACGGACTTCGACTTCGAGACCCTATTAGGTCCGAGGGCTTATGTGTATATCCGCAACCATGATTCGAGCAACATGACGGGTGGACTCGCTGTAAGGCAGAGATCGGACATTCTCACCACCGAAGGGAGCGCCTTAACGGGTGATGCGAATACTGCTATTCCCCGTATTCTGGATGCCGATTTACCAGCACCGTTTACAACCGCAAGTTATATCCCGGATACACTCGACCGGGCTTTGTACTGGCATGCCAGTGCCTCACCGACGAGCACATATTACGGGAAGATTTACATGAACACAACTACCGAGTTGTGGCTTGAGGACCCGCCCGCTGCGGCTATTACTAACAGTGGAGCTTATATTCCCTGGCTGCCGTATGCTTTTATCATAACGGGAGTCAGCGATACATTGTCCGTTGGCGGTATAGCGCAGAGCACTATCACGGCTGGTAACTACGGTTGGGTGCAGTATGGTGGATTCGGTTATGCCTATGTACTCGGCGGGGACAATGATGCCTCTGTCGCTGATGGGGTAGGTATTATCCCCGGTTCGGTTGCCGGTATGGGACAGGGCCGTACCGCTGGTACAGACGATGGCTATATCTACGGCTATCCAATGACGGATGAGACTGCTTCGGAAGTTGGCATATATGTTCCGCTGATGATTGCGGCTCCGTATATGAGCCACTATCCGAATTACCCTTAACCAAGAGGGGCCGCAAGGCCCCTTAAATAAAACAAAATGCCAAACTGGAATTTCAGAGAGCTTTACTACGGCGTGTGTGAGGATGTCCGGGATACGTCTTTGACTACCCTTGCGAAGCGCTGGGCGAATGAAGTGATTGACGATGTGATGACCCGCGAGTCTTGGAGCTTCTCCAAGCGGGAGGGCCATTTACTGACTACCGCCAATACGATGTTCTACTCGTTACCGTCGCATTGGGATAACATATCGGACTTCCGGCAGAAAGATGCGCTGCGGAATATGGAACGAATGTCCGGGGCGCAGTTCCATGCGAGAATCGTCAAGCCGACGGCCACAGGTGAGCCTTATTGGGCGATCTATAACGGCATTGTCGGCTACTATCAGACCCCGGAGAGTTTGATCGGCCTCACCAGTACCAGTGCTTCGGATACGGGGTCGGTGACAGTTACCGGTATGTCGGGCGGCTGGGAGCAGAGCGAATCGGTAACGCTGACCGGGCTGACGATTGCCTATACAACCAAGAGATATTCGCGTGTAATATCGGTTGTCGCCGGGTCTGCGGTGACAGGGACTATATCGGTTACAGATGATGCGTCAAGGGCACTGGCCTCTATTGCGGCGGCAGGGACTACAGCAACAATCAGTTCACAACCCGCCAGCTTGATCTCGTGCTCCAGTAGTTCAACGACAGATGATTTTACAACCGACACCGGGCAGTATTTGAGAATCCGGGGTTACAGCGGTGACGATGTGTTTCTGGAAGAAACTGTTGAGCTTGACGGAACGACAGCGGCGCTCTCTACCAATTACTACAATCGCATCGAAGAGATAGGCAAGTACGAAACATCTACCGGAACGATCACCTGTACGTCGAATGGCGGGAATAAGACTGTTGTCAAGATAGCGCCGAACCAACTCAAGGCGGAACATATCGAGGTCGGTTTTTACTCCGTTCCAAACGCGGCGTATGATATAGAAGTTCGCTACAGTGCACAGCCCAAGAAGATGATCGAGGACCACGACAGCTTCCACCCGATACCGACTAAGTATTTCAATGTCCTGAAAGACGGTGTGTTTGTAAAGGCGTGGAATTATCTCAAGTATCCCAACAAGGCCGCTGAAGCGAAGCAGTCTTACGAGTTTGGGCTTAAAACAATGTGGCAGGATGATTGCCGCCGGGTATCGACGAACACCAGAGTAAGGGCGTCAGACGAAGGGCGCGTTCTGTTTAACATTCCAAGGAACGCGGATTAATGCAGTCTCAGACTTATACAGATTTTTCGGGTGGCTTGAACAATAGGGCTAATCCTGCGGCTATCGCGGAGAATCAAAGCCCGCTTTGCTCGAATGTCGATCTCGATGAATATGGCAAGATACAAAAGCGCAGAGGAAGCAAGTATCTGTTTGGTACAGCCAAGTCTTCTCCGATAACTTGGCTCCAAGAGTTCCGACTGGCGAGCGGCACAACTAAGTTGCTTTATACCTCTGGTACGACTTTAAACGCCTGTGATATTGACGGAACAAATGATACAGCTATAACCGGAGCGTTGACTTTAACCAGCGGCAAGAATGTCCTGTCCGATGCAACTTACTGTACGCTGTCGGGTGCACCTATAATTGTAGGTACAAATGATACAGATAATATATGGTATTGGACAGGCACGGGCAATGCGGCAGTATTATCTACACAGACTTATATGCCAACTGCGGCCAAATGCGTAGAATTGTTACAGGATAGATTGATACTTGCTAATATAGTTGATCGAGGAAGCGGCGCAAGATATACGAATTACTTTACATGGTCGGCGGCTAACGACCCGACGGATTGGGACACGGACGCCCACATTTTGATAGGTAGCGCCGAGGACCCGATAATAGCCGTGATTAAAGCCCAGAAGGCGATTGTAGTCCTGAAGGAACATTCAACGTGGCGCGTATATTGGGATTTAACTTTAGCAACTTTCGTGCCACAAATCATCAATCCCAAGGTTGGCTGTGCGGCGCGGAACTCGGTAGCCGCGTCGGTGAATGAAGTGTTCTTTCTATCGCAGGATGGAGTTTATCAGTATGACGGGCGCGGGACGGATGAAGAATCCCTAGTAAAGATTTCGGATAATCTTGAGGCTGAAGCGTGGGAAACCAACTGGCATACGGCGCGAAAAGACAAGGCTAATGCCGTTTTCTACCGGCCCCGGAACCAGTACCGGATATTCATAGCAGAGGGCGAAACGGCGGAAACAGCCGATGAAAACAGGACGTACTATGCCTATCATCCCAAGTTTCAGGCGTGGACTAAGGGAACGCACGAGGCAAATTGCAGTACGGTAGTGCAGGATGGTTCGAGATACAGACTCTATGTCGGCGATTATGACGGCCAGATTAACAGACTGGATTACTTCGATACGGACGATGGCGCCTATGTAGATAACGATAATGGCTCGGCTATTTCGTCGCATTGGTACACCAAAGATCACAACATGGGGTATCCAAACCTCGATAAAGGCTGGGCGCAATTAACGGTAGTAATGTCCACGACCTCTACGGCGCAGACATTGGCCGTTACGCAGTTCAATGACTATGGCGATTACAGTACGGCGGACTCGCTTTCCATGCAGGCTCCCGGAGCCGTACTGGATGATTTTGTGCTTGACGTTGACAGGCTTGGAGGCGGCACGACTAAGAAAGCCTCTATGCCCCTGATGGGCTATTCCGATGTTACAAGGTTAAAGTTTGAGAACAATAACCTGAATGAACACTTTTCGATCTTAGGTTATTCGCTCAAATATGACCCGGCTGAATCATACTAATCCAAGAGGGCGATATGCTTCTCCAAGAATGGCGCTCCGATCCGCACGAGGCGTGGTTCAATCTTGTTTACATGATGTACGAAAGCAGTGAACAGTTCTTATGGCAAAAGACAATAATAACGGATCAGTTACTTGGGAAGTTTCCGGCGGCGGATGTACTGTCAAGATGGGCAAGCGGCGCGAATCTAAAGTTTGGAATAATCAGCAATCGGTTTCTCGGTGTGGGAACGCTGTGCAGCTTAGACAGCGCCAATCATTCGGCGCAGATGAAAGTATTAATCGACCCGCGTATCGTTCCTAAGCCGTGGGAGATACAAGCTACAATCTGTAAAATGATTGATTATGCTTTTGAATCCGGCCTTGAAAGAGTGTATGGTTATCTGCCGTTGACCGGCAGTAAGGTTATGCGCTATTGGGAAAAGGTACTGAAAGAACTCGAAGCAAAAGAGATTATCAGGCGCGTGGGGATTGAGAAACATGCAATCCGAACATCCAAAAGACGAATTGGGAGAATTTTATTTGAAGCTGTACGATCTAAATAAGGAAGTGCACTAATGGCGAATTTGCTTGATATTTGGCCCGGCTATCAGAAACTCATCAACGAACCCGATTCGTGGACTAAATATACACCAGCGGAACGGAAGTTGAAATATTGGGCCGGGTATCAACTGGCAATGCAGAAATACCCACAGTTCAAGGCTATGTCACAGGAACAGTTTCTCAATGATCCTTACACAGCCTTTCAAAATGTTGATCGGTATATCCAGAAACCGACGGCCAATGGAATACCCGATCCCAATGTTGAGCCGCTGACTACAAAGGCAGCGAACTATGCCGCACCTGTTGTTAAGACGGAGCAACCCGTAACTCAGATAGTGGGAGCGACCCCGCAACAGCCTATATCGGCGGCTGATGCTTTGGCTGGAACTGGTACTACTTCCCCTGATATGGCGGCTGGTCAGCCGAGGGGAACAGGAAATATTAAGGGCTATGATGCTAATGGCAATCCGATTTACGAGTATAATGCTGACGGTACGGCCAATAACGCCACGGTTGTCTACCATAGCACGGATGAATTTGAACAGGCCAAGAAAGAACAAAACGATCAAGTTACCAGAGCTACCGTCACTAATGCACAGATGGGCGGAGATGTAAGCGGATCGGGTGCAACGCAATCTTTGAACGATGCTTCATGGTATTATGGTACTGGAGCGGATTTTGCCAAGTACGGCAACTTCCCGTATGCTGCTGAAGATGAAGGCGGACGGACCTGGAAGCCCGGCGTTAATCTCGGACAGGAAGCGCAGAATCGCTACCTGGCGGGTGACCAATTCTTCCAGTGGTTGCCGAATGCGTTTCAGGCGGCAACTCAGGCTGTTCCGCAATCTGTTCCTACGCCTACATGGTCGAGCTTTTCACAGGGCTTAACCGGCCCCGGTATGTGGGCCGCTGGTTATCCGCAGAATATTAATGTCGGCGGCAACGCTTTCCAGACGGGTCAGGCCCAGCAGGGCCAGCAGGCGCAGGGTGCTCAGTTCTCACCCTATAACACGACTGCGCCTTATGGATTCAGTCAGCAGCAGTACAACAAACAGCAGTTCCAGACTCCGTGGTATTCGGGACTATCTCAGACACCGTCTCAGGCCGGGACTCAGACCACAGGTGGCCCCTCTATAGCGGGAACGACTACAACCGATCAGGGTGGCCCTTCTCTTGCGGCTGTTAAACAGAAAGCCGACCCTAATGCGCCTCCGATTACAACGTGGCCTTTGAGTAACCGCTCTCAGATGAACACTCCGCAAGGGGTGAATAATCAGGCGGCGGGTCAGCCACAGTCTTACGCTTCTGCGTTCTCCAATGTCGGCAATCAGGCGCTTGGCAGTAACCAGTACGGCCAGTCAACGGTCAATCAACTGAGAGGACTTGCAAATCCGAATTACTATCAAGCTCCGACTAATACTTACGGTTCTCAGAATCTCAGGAATACTACGCAAGCTTATGCTCAGAATCCGGCTATGGGTGCTGGCGGCAGGGCGCAAGCCACCGAAGGCGCGGTATCTAACACGGTTGCCGGGCAGTTAAATCAGAATCTTCGTAATGACCCGTTGTATGGACAGGCCCGGACGCAGTTATCTTCTCAACTTGGTGCAGGTTCGCCGGTCAATGCCATAACACAGCAGATTCAAAACTCATTGGGTCCGGTTGATGTCTATAACAAGCAGCTTCAGGATACACTGTATGCCGACCAGACCAGACGGCTCGACGAGGACTATACAAAACAGTTGCAAGATACGCAGGACTATTACAATTTTTACGGTCTTTCCGGTTCGAGCGCCGAAAAGAAGCAGATGGATTTACTGAAACAGAACGTGGACCGTCAGAAGCAGGACATAAGCAATACTCTGAACGCTCAGATGATTCAGAAAGCCCAGACACTTGAAGGACAGAGGTTAGGCAATCTTACCGGAGCATTGACCGGCGTAAGCGGTACGCAACAGCAGGCTATCAACAGCGCGATGGGGTTAATGGATTTGCCTGCCGCACAGCAGAGGGCGGCTGCCGGACTTGGGCTTGGACTACTCGGCCAGCAGCAGAGCGGCGCACAGAACGAATACGGTAATCTCATGGCGGCGCTGGCTGAAGCTCAAGGCGCTCAAGGACAGGCCGCTAATATTTCTCTCGGAGCGGCAGGCCAGAACTTTGCCAATACCGGACAGCAGGCTAATATTCTAGGTAGTCTGGCAAACCTCGGTATGCAGGGTTACGGTGCTGGCTCGGATACTTCACAGTGGCTTACGAATTACTTCGATCAGCTTGCTCAGACTCAGCGGGCTAATGCGGCGCAAGACTACACAATGGCGACTCAAGAATCCGCGACTCAGCAGCAGCAGCAGCAGCAGAACTACCAGAACTTGCTGCAACTCTTGGGCGTCGGGACCGGCCTGTACGATACTACCGGAACTCAGGGCTGGAACCAGATGAGGCTGACGGCTACCGATTTGGCGAACATGAGCCAGAATTGGAACCAACAGGCGGCGCAGAACTTGGCATCGAACAACTGGTGGCAACCGCTGTTAGGCGGACTGGCCTCAACCGCTTCAGCGGCGGCTGGCGCACCGCGTTATTACAGTTAGGAGAATCTAAATGGCTTATCAGGGAGCATACGGTAATACCGCCATGCCACAGCAGACAGATGGTGGACATTGGTACGATATTCTGTCTAAGTTGCGGTCCGGCCTCAAGGGCGCTGGGCAGGGTATCGGACAGGGTGCTGGGGCTGTTGGACAAGGTGCGGCTTGGGCACTATCTTCAATCGGGCCGCAACTACCTGAGATTCTGAAGATACTTGGCTCAATCGGCAAGGGCGTGGGCCAGACCGCAACTATGGTAGGCCGTCAACTGCCTTATGCCGGGCCGCTGGTACAAGCCGGGGAATACGGTATTCTGAATGCGGTCGGCAAAGAAGATTCTCCGTGGGCGCAGGGGAACGCCTTCATACAGCGGGACAAGGAACAGGAAGCATGGGAAAAGATGACCGAACTGGCGAGGCTGGGAAAGGGGCTTGCTAATACGCAGACTGAACAGGTGAACGAGCAGAACAAGTGGGAACTGTCACAGAATCCGATGAAAGAACGAGACACCCTATTGGGGATTCAGAACAAAGAGCAGGAGTTACAGAAGGGCAAAATTGACATTGAGTCCGCGCAAACGAGACTTGCAAGTGATAAAGAAGCGCTTGCAAGATTAGAGGCAATAGCGAAAGACTACCCTTACAGTCAGCAAGTCCAAGACTTGATAAAAGAGGCTAAAGCCAAAATAGCAAGCGAGGAGGCATTAGCTACGCAGCGGTTGTCTTATGCGGGTAAAAACCAAAGATGGGAACCGAGTGGCGGAAGGAATAATATCCCTAGTTGGATCGAGACATCCGCAAAAGAATATGCCAAGACACATACGGCAGGTCTTAATCCATTAACTATTGATATTGCTGGCATACCGCAAAACTTACAAGTAGCTTTTGATGCTACTTATAAAAAGAAGTTCGATGAATTACTGAATACCTACAATCGCCAGAAAAGCGTAAGTGGCGGCTGGTCGATAATCCCGCAAGGCGGGGCATCAACCTCAATGTCGGGAAACGCGGATGTTCAAGCGGGTGGAACGGCGGGCGCTCCGGGCGTAGATGAGCAGGTGCAGTTATTTTGGGAAAAGGTGCAAGGCGAAGGGATGGACCCGCAGGACTTATTGGGCCTGTTCATAACCGATGGAACCTTAGACCCAAGCAAGCCGGATGAAGCAGAAGTTATCAGGCAGATTAAAGAACAAATGGGAGCAATGGCTAAGTAATGGCAATCACCCGCGAAATGATTTATGGCAAGCCACAGATGCAGCCCAATGGTGATCTGCCCGCTTCTTACGGGCCTACCATACGGGATTTGCTTGGGATGGCGCGTGGCGTTAAGCCCGAAATGGACGCGCAGGAATTGATCCGCATTGCCAATCTTGTAGGCCAAGGCAAGCGCAATATCACGATGTCGCAGAAATTGCAGGCGCTTGGTGGTGATCCTGAAAAGGCGATGAAACCTGCAATGGAAGAGCAGGGCGATCCGTCTGTCATATCGAGAATTTTTAATGCACTCGACGTTGCTGGCGCTCCGGTGCGGTATGGCCTTGGTGAAGTAGCGGGTATGCCGCTTTATAATAAATCGGTCTATGGCGGTGACGGCAAGAGCAAGGTACAGTTCTCCGATATTATCCGTTATTTTCAAGACGCGGCTTTAGGTGGAAGTAAAGATACCGCTGGACAACGCTGGGCAAGGGGCGTTGGTGGTTTTGCCGGTGATGTTGCTACCGATCCGGTGAGTTTTCTTTCTTTCGGCGCTGGCTCCGGGGCAAAGATAGGCGGCAAGACATTGAGTAAGGCCGGGGCTAATATTGTAAAAAAAGCGGCTCCGACTTTTAATGCGGCCAAAGACAAGACAGCGGCAATGGAATCCGTAAAGGCAATGCTGGAACAAGCGGCAGGCAAAGGCGAAAAGGTTTACGCAACTTCCGGCACAAGATTATTCGGCCAGAAGATTGCGCCTGATCCGTTCTCCGCTATGGGCAAAGGTATTAAAAGTGGGTACAATACCCTCAAAGAATACGCCAATCCGGTCAACGCGGAAACAATGGGCCTTGGCCGCAAAATGGTTGGCGGAATTGTCAGTGGCGTTGAGGATGTCGGTCGTGCAGTCAGTACAAAGTTTGGCCTGTCGGACGAATACCTTGATATGCGCCGGGCGTATGAGGATCAACTCAACTATGCCAATCTGAATATCAAACAAGAAATGCAGGCTATATTCACGAAGGCTGACGGTAAGATGGCAAGCAGAAAAGAGCGTATTGCCATTGCCAAGTATATTGATGATCCGAGCCATTTCTCAATCGCGCCTGACTTGAAACCCGTGGCGGATAATATCAAAAATAAGTTTACTCAGTTGGGCGAAAAATTAAAAGGCATGGACTTACTTGATGCCACCAGAAGCGACTATATATCCCATAGTATCGGCAAAGGCTCGAAAGCCCTACCGAGATATTTGCAGATGGAAAAGACAGGCGGCAGGCTATCGCAGACCCTTGGCGGTGCAAGCAAAGAACGCTATTACGGAACGTTCTCTGAGCTATTCAAGGCACAGCCGGGATTGAAGTCTATCACGGAGCAAGATGCCGGTAAGATTCTTGGCCGCTATTGGGCCACTGCGGAAAAGAATATGGCCGCGAAGCAGTTTCTTGATAAGGTCGGCGGACTATCTCAGACAACCCAGGTTGGCGATGTAGCGCTGCGCACCCCGTTACAAGAGCGCATAGCAAGCGGACTGACGGATTTCCAAGACATAAAAGACATACCGATAAATATCGCCAAGGACTTAGCGCGGGTAGACAGTCCTAAGTATGTAAAAGGATTCATTGGGTACAGGCAGGCGCACTCCGCATGGAAGAACATGGTGACTACTTTCTCGCTTGGATTCCATGTAAGAAACTACGCCTCAAACCAGGTATTGAGTTCATTGGATGTCGGCAAGGAAATGCTCGATCCGAGGCTGTATCTGGATGCTATCGGCGTTCTCAATAAACGCGGCGGGAAGGTTGTGACCCGGCAGGGGCTTGAGTACAGCTATGATGATGTCCGCAAGCTGGCGGAGCAAAACGGTGTTATCGGTAGTAATTGGGGCAAGCCGTTTAATTCTATTTCCAGCGGGATACCTTCAATAGCTGGTAAACTTAACCCTATCACCTGGGGTAGAAACCTTGGCGGCAAGGTTGAAAACGAAGGCCGCATGATTAACTTTATCGCCCATTTAAGGAAGGGTGATTCCCCGCTGGAGGCGGCCAAGGGCGTGGATAAAGCCCTGTTTAATTACTCCGATCTGACTAACATGGACAGGGCTATTAAATGGGTTGTCCCATTTTTTACTTTTACGAAAAAACATGCTGAACTAACGGCGAAGACTTTGATTACCAATCCGGGACGGGTAACAGCAGAGATACGCTTAGGTAAGAATATCGGTCAAGCTATTATAGGCGGGGATGAAGTATCGCAGGAGGACATGAAAGCATTGCCAGAGTTCTATCGGGAAGGATTGAAAATTGCCCGTTCAGTGGACAAAGGTACAGCGATTGAGATTCTTTCCGGGCTGGGTCTGCCGATTGAGGACTTGGAAGGCTACCCCATATTCAGCGGATGGCGGAGGCTTGGCGAGAAAGTAGTGGGACGCGGTACGCCTATTCTGAAGATTCCCGCAGAACTACTACTGGACAGGGACTTCTTCTTTGGTGCTCCATTACAGCCGGGCGGAGTGATAAGGCGGCCCGATGGTACTAACGCCGTAGCCTACAATAAAAGTTACCCGTTTATGAAGCTGGCTCCGCAGGCCGTTAAGGACTGGCTGGAATACGAAGAATTGCCCGGCAAGGACGGGAAGAGCCGTTATACGATTAATAGTTACAAGCTCAAGGGACTTGAAGCTGGCATGATCGCTCTTGCCGGAGTGTCCAAAGGCGTTACCGCGCCCCTGATATTCTCAAGGTGGTATCGGGATATTGGCAAAGTGACCGATACGTCAACGCCTTTAGTACCACGCCTGCTTGACGCCTTGACCGGAGTGCGGACTTATGACCTGCCCGGAGCGTCTGATCTAAAAACAAGGGCGGCGCAAAGACGTATCCCGCAGGTGGGTAATTTACTGACTACCGCTTTATCAAAACAAGAACGCAAGCTGGGGATGAAATAATGGCTATAACTGCCGCTATGTTGCAAAAGGGTTGGACGCCGAAACGACAGACTATTGACTTCGCGCCGATCAAGCAGACTCCTTTTGCGGATTATTGGGCCGGAGAACATGCGGCAACGAATGACCCTAATCTTGGGCCGTGGACACCAGAGGAATATGAGAAATACAAATATACCAAAACAAGCGATTGGCTGAAGGAACATCCGAAAGACTATCAATCAAGCGATTTGTTGTCAAATTCGTGGTTAAGAGGGCTAACCAAAAATTCGCCAGCACAATCTATGAGCGGATTCGTCAGACCATTAGAGCACACGGTATTCGATGCAATTAAGAGTATTTCTGGTGCGGCCAAAAGCACTCCTGAAGCCATATCTAATATACCGAGTCAAGTCTTAAATCCGATATTGGATTCTGGAAAACAAATGATAAAGAATGTTCCTGATAATATAGACGCCGCCCTTAAGGAAGTTGACGATATATTGGGCGGTGCAAGAACGACATATATCTCCAAAGAAGCAAGGATGCAGAAGCTCCTACAGCAGATATATGAAATGATAGGTAAGAACAAATAACCTCACGGAGCGCCCATGAATGGCGAGGCATTAGAGATTATCAATGTACTGAACACACGGATGGACAACTTGCGGGTCGAACTGGCAAACGACATATCAGACTCCCGGAAGGAATTGCTGTCCAGCATAAGCACCTTAGAACGGCGAATCGCAGATAGAATCGCGGACGACCAGAAAGATCACAGGGCAATGAAACGGGGCTTGATCGGTGTTGGTAGTCTGGTATTCATATCTCTTGGGGCAAACGGCGGGCCTAAGTTGATTACATTGCTGGAGAGCTTACTGTGAAGCTCCTACAGATAAGAACGGCACGGAGCGATGAAGGTACATTTGGACATTTAGTCCATAGGGACTTTCATCTGCACTCACTCGAATTGCCTTGGCGCGACAATCAGCGCAGTATCTCTTGTATCCCCATTGGTATCTACACGGCCAAAGTGGATTCGACAGGCAAGTATCAATATTGGGAGATTGCGGATGTGCCTGATCGCGCCGAGATCGAGATTCATCCGGCAACATGGGCGGGCGATGTCTCTAAGGGATTCAAGTCTGACCTGCAAGGTTGTCTCTCTTACGGCCTGCGGCGTGGCAGAATAGATAATCAGGAATGTATATTAGACTCAAGGGTTGCAATCGACCGCTTGAGGCAGTATATTGGTATAGAAGATTTTCAACTTGAAATCATTGAACGCTTGGAGGTAGTATGAAGTGGTATCAATCCAAAACCAACTGGACTGTTATTATTACGGCGGTGGCGAATATAGTTTCTACCGTAACGGGCATCCAGCTGCCGGAGTATTTTAATGAAGTTATGGCCGGTATAGTTGTGATATTTCTGCGTCAGGGTGTTGCCAAGAGCGGCCCGGAGGGTAACTAAATGGCAAAACGCAAGTGGTGGCAGTATGTCCTCTTTTTTCTTCGTGCTGGTGCTAAAGCCGCCGAAGATGGTGACATAGGCTCTGGTAAGAAAACGGCCAAAGCGGGAGCCGTGGCCGGGGCAATACTAGACGAAACAGGAAAGATAATCAATGCCGAGGATACTGAACAAACGCCTCAGCCCTGAACTGGTGAATCTGGTCGCTTATCTCACTATCGCCAGCTTGAGCCTTATTGTGTTCACAATGCTGATTCGGACTTGAGGGTTTCCTACTGAATTGCGAACATGGAATTTATAATCTATTTTCACCTCTTGCCCTCTTCTATCTCTTGTAGGAACTTGTTCGCCTTTTCCAGCCAACCCACATGTTTACCTTGGAATGGCGGAGTATCATCAATTAATTTAAGGGCCTCTTTTATAATGTCTATGGCCGCTTCAACGTTCTGATATTCAAAAAGCATCTTGCGTTCTGCAAATCTGCGACGCTGGTATTCATCTTGCCGTTGCCTGTTTAATTGATTATAAAGATCGCCCTTCTTGCCCAAGTGCCTATCTTTTAATGCCGCCAGTTCTTCTTGTGCCTCTATCAACTGTCGGACAAATGTATCACACTGGTTTTCTTTTTGTTCCAGCGCAAGGGTGCATTCAGCTTTAAGTTCCTTGATGGTTTTTGTCATTATACCTCCGCCTTGAAGAATCCTTCGGCTATAAGCCTTGCGCCGTTCTTGTACTCTCTGTAAATCTGCTTGCGATAGTCCGCGAATGATGTTCCGCCAATGTATAGGCTGTCAATAATCTTTCCATTACGGGAAGCCGTCAAGGTATTCCCGTTAATCACCTCGATATTATCATCCGCACTAAGGCTACTCGCCCAATACCTTAATTCACGAATCTTCATTTTGGCTCCTTTTTGGCTAACGACAACTTAACCATTCGATCTTTTTGTGGATAGAATCGTTTTTCGATCTGATCTATTACCTCTTCCAAGCAATAGCCAAGCGTAATACCTTCTTTCTCGCAAGAAAACCTTCCATCACCTCCAACATCATCGTACAATGTAAAAGACAGTCCTTTCTCTCCATAACTGTTTATGGTAATCTTTCCCCAATTATGGGCAAGAACTTCTATAACCTTACTTACGTTCATTCTTCCCCCCGAATCAAAGAAAACAGGTCTTGTATGGCCCTGTATTGAGGATTTAAAATGGCCGGGATGCCTTCAAAGATTAAGCCGAAAAGGCAACACAGAGTCATCGTTCCCATAGATAGGGCCGCAGCTCCAACTGGCATTTGCCAGTCTGAAAAACTGGACACTATATCATTTCCCATATGAATCCATGCCCCGGTAAGGGTTAGGGTTAAAATCAAGCCTATGATCGCGCTAATTAATAACGTCCAGCCTCGGATAACTGCTTCCCTGACTAGATACGGCCATGACTTTTCGCCAAGAGCACCCGCCCCTTGAATCAGTTCATCTAACTTCTCAACTACAAGCTTTGTTGAATCGCTCATATCGCTCATTTCTCCCTCCAACTTGTAAGGATCGCTTACAGGTTCAACTGTCAAGGATTACTTGACTGTTGATATGTGAAGATTCCTACCATGTAGTCGCGGGTCCGACCAATCAATGATAAGGCTGCTGACTCGGTTATACATCGTGTCCACGGCAAGGACAGGTAGATTAAACGTGGGTGCATAATAAGCATTAAGAGTCAAAAGAAATTCGAGAAGCAAGAAGTTACTACTCCACATAATAATCCTCTAATTGAAACAGATCAGGATGGTCTATCCACGTTCCGAGTTTGCCGTTCTTGATCCAAGCGAATCCATTGACCCACTTGTAATTTCCAGTATCCCGTTTATTATAGTAGAACACTTTCTCAGGATCGCAACCGCAGCCGAGACGGACTGCCAACTTGATCCCATCCAGACACACCCGCACCCCGTAATTGTGAACGTGGGTCCCGACGATGTGCATGTTGTGCTTATAAGCAAGTTTTTCCTCCGAGTTGGGCGGAATGTTAGTCATTACCGAGGGGTGGGTGATGCGGAATTTACCATTGATCGTACACCACGCATCGTTGTAGATAAACACCTTTTCGCCGGTCAGGAACGCCTTATACTCATGCCATGCACTGTCAGCCGCTTGTTCCTTCTCGGCCCGGACAATCTTCGTGTACTTCGCCAAGTCATCGTTCTGCATCATCATGCGCTTAATACGCTTCAAGAACTTGATGAGGCGTTCCTCGTGGTTGCCCCGCGTAAGATGTATCTCGTCAAACCAGCCGGTCAGCTTATGCAACAAGTCGCGGCCAATCAGCAGTTCATCTACGCTATCAAACTGATCTCCACCGAAGTCAAACTTGGATAAGTCCTCAAAATCAAACCAATCCCCCGGTAGCAACAGTTTCTTGATGTTCAACTTCCGCGCCGTCTGAACCATTTTCTCCAGTGTGGGCCAGTGAACAAAGGGGCAATGACCGTCCGCGAATATCATCCAGTCACCCTCAAACTTCGGCGCGGTATTCCAGCGCTTCGGTACAAATTTACCGAGAACATCCTGGTAGTCATCGGCGGTTCTCTTGCGGCTACCGTCCCGCGTCCGGTAATCCTTAATAGTCGCCCTCGCTAAGTTGTAACTCTGCATAGCGGCTTCTACCCCATACGTTTCGGCGTAAAGAGCTACTTCGTGCATACGAGTGGTACTGGTCTGCGAATCATCGCGGTCAGCACGATATTTGACTGCCATTATTTATCTCCCTGTTCGGTTTCACAATCGCAACCGCACTGGCAATCCGGCTTCATGCCATGCAGGACGATTTGGGCAATGTGATCAGCTTGATAGTCGAGGTTGTTCAGGCTTGTATTATTCAGGACTACATAGTCCCAATTCCATGCTTTTATCGAGTCTAAATCTGTCTCACTGATGTCTGCCAGATCGGGACAGCCCCTTGCTTCGCGGACTTCGGATGTTGCATCCACGCGCACCATATAGAAGTCATTCTTTTTGAAGTGGTTATACTCGTTACGGAACCGACAATTCGGAATTATTGCATTCGGATTGCAAGGTAGCCGGTGTATCCAGTAGTCCGGTTCAGCCGCCCGTCTGCGCTGGCCGAGTTCAATCAACTCAGGCCGGAAATTTTCTTTGTTGGCGTTGATTCGCTCAAGCAAAGGGTCAAGGCCGTGCTCCGCGTATTCTACCTGCCACTTTTCTTTCGCAAATTCTTCCAGCACGGCATCGCTAAATGACTCGACATGCCAAGGAGCGCCAAGTTTACCTGTCAACATCATAGCCAGTGTTGACTTGCCTGCACGCGCCTTACCGGAGATAGCGATACCGGCATACGGCTTGCGCCGATAGTTAGTTCCGTGTTCGGGGCACTCTGCGTGCGTAGTGCAGACAGAGGCGGGGTCATCTGGATCATCTTCGATAAAGTCCGGCATGCCGACTGCTTTCAGTTCAAGGCCGCACCAGCACTTTGCCACAGGTGGAGCAGGATATTCTATGGTATAAGATTCTAAAACAGGAGATTCAGGTTCGGTCGGCTTTTCTACCACTTGGTCGGAATCCATAGCCTTTGGCGTATAGATAAACTTCGGCAGGGGCGTTGTCGAGATCGGAATATCCGAATTGGCTTCAATACTTTCTTCATCGTAAGTTAGTGGCTTTGGTATTGGTAAAAAATCTTCCAATTTCTCCCTTAATGTCGCATTATTGAACAAGCCGTAATCCAGCGGCAATTCTTCCCAACTATGGCGGCAACGCTGACAAGTCCGCGTAAGATACGCACCCAAGTAAAAAGTACCGATTCTATCGGCCGTCTGTCCGCACTTCGGGCAACTCGCATTCGGGTTATAGACTTTCATTTAAGCCTCCACGCCGAAACGTTGGCATAGTGCAAGGATAATAGCTTTCTTTAAAGGATATGCGTCAGCAAAAATATCACAAGCAATCAAATCAACGCGGTAGAATTGGCCGACCTCTTGTTTCTGTTCCTCGCTCCACGTTCCTGAAAAATAATCAATATCAAAACCATCATCGCCGCTCCATCGTTCCATTAGCGTGCTCAAACAGCCAATGCCCATTTCTTCCGGTTCGTACCATAGCCATCTTTCTACGTCTGCTTCGGGATCGGCAAAATTCTCAACCGCCACTTCCGTTCCATCCGGCAGGACCATGACCGTATAGCCATCATCTTCGTTTTTTGCTTCAACGGCTCCTGCGGCCAGCCAAAACTTTTCGAGATTCATTGGGGTTCTCCTGCTCTTAGTAGTTTTACGAGCAAACCTATCGGCGCAACTGTCACCATCAGAATGGCTATTATAATCCATGCAATCAGTATAAATATCCAGTAGAGGATTATTTCTAATATATCAAATAAAAGTTTCATTTGCCCTCCTTATCAGAATGGCAGCGGTTCATCAGCCTTCGGTTCATCGGCAACTACTTCGTATGTCTCTCCATCAGCACCAACTACTATATCTTCTACTTTCTTGCCCTGTTCCGCACCTATCGTTACCTCAAATAGCACTATATTAGTATATAACTTGTCATTATACTTATTATACTGTATAGTTCCCTTGCCGCTGAAGTAGTCCCCTTTCTTGATGTTAGCCGCTATGATAGCTACTTCACCCCACGCTTGGCAGTTATGCCATTGAGTATATTGCTTGTTGCCCACGGCCACGGACCATATACATAGCTGCTTACCTTTGGCGGTTGTCCTGAACTCGGCGTCTTTACTTGCATGGCCGGTGATTTCTACCTTGCAAAAACCCGACATTGGTTATCCTTTCTTGATAAAAGCAGGCGGCTGGCCGAATGTCCGCAACTTCGGTGCGGAATTTTATTCGGCCTGCGCCGCCGCGTCCACGCCCCGAAGTAACGTGGAGTTATACCGACAATATCTGAACATGGATATAGTTCGTCTCGCCGATTACCATGTTTTGAGTTTGGAATTTTCATCCAAAACAATAGCAAGAGCCAATGCTGACCAAATATCCTTCACAACGCCTTCAAGCTTCTCCCCTTTGCGGGCCTCACCATATCTCTGCCTGATCGCTTGCCGAACATCCGCATCAGTTTTACATCCACCCAAAGCTCCTTTGATTGTAGTACGGGCATAAAGCCTGACAGGAATTACGGTGGGAACAACAGCCATTTCGTATCCAGCGGCTTGAATCATGCTACCGACAAAAAGAATAGTTTGAAACGTAGAACGGCCAACCGCATGTCCGTAACATTGAATCATTTCTATAGCAATTAGCTCAATGTCAATATTGATTATAGCCCGGCTAATGACATTGTGCATTTCTTCGTTGGGCAAGATTGCCTTATCGTCAATAGGCGGACCCGCTTCATCACCCATACCAGTATCAATAACAAAGTCATGGCGCTCTGTATCCCACATGACGTAAGCGCTTTGTTCCGAACCTGGATCAATCGCCAAGATTTTTGCCATTCTTCTCTCCTTCTTTCGCCAACGCTTTCTTGCATTTTTTACATATACAATCGGGATTGTAGCCGCCCAACCTATCTGGCTCAATGAACGGACAGCCATAATCAGGTGCAATCTCCGTGCGGCCACAATAAGCCCGATATTCACAAACCAGAAAATCAGGCGCGGATGTCGCAGTAATGCCCGGTCCCGCGAAATCTTTAAGCAAATGCAACTTATCGTAGTACATTCTTTTCTCCTACTCTTGGCCTATGCCTTGTCCTCTCCTTGCCGTAGCCAGCCGGAGAACCGTTGATGTAAAGGTAGCCTTCGTGTTTGACAATCAGCAATGGCCGCTCCCGGAGTTCCTTCATCTGCTTGCGCCACGCTTCTGAGCTACACGGCCAACCATGTGGGTGTGTCATGTCCTTTTAATCCATTCCTGCCGGATAAGTTCCGCCATTAAGGCGGTAACGCAGTTAGTCCGTGCGACTATATCGTCGAGGTCTTGCAACTCTGAGTCGCTAATCGTAGGAATACAGCGTTCTTGTGCTGCTTTGTAACCTTGGTACATCCTTTGGTCAAGAAGTTTAGGAATTACAATTAAATCATAATCCCCTTCCTCTTCCCATTTATGAATGAAAAATTTCATTTCATTTCTCCTTTTCCGCCCAGGATAGAAATTCTTCAACCGTTGGAAAGTGAGTTATTTTTGATCGGAAATACCATTGTGATACGCCGCGCCGTGACGCGTAAATTCTATTTCATCATATTCTTCGATTTGCCTTAAAGTTCTTGTCCAGCTTCCCTCGAATCTTATCGCCCGATCATCTATAAAATATTTTGCTGGAGGCTTTCCGGGATTCTGATGGTCAAAAACAGGGGCATTGTTTATAAAATCATAAATAATTCCATTTCTTTCAAGCCACCTTTGAATTACCTCAACATTGCCTCTTGTACTAAAAACACAAATAGTAAATCCTTTCCCGCTCAAATGGAACATCGCTTCTTGCGCTCCCGGAATTGGATCGCCTATTACATCTGGCCCAAGCCAACCGTTATATTGAGCCAATGTACCATCAAGGTCAACGCATACCAAAGGCTTATTGCGATAATCGGTCATTTGGCCTCCTTTAATCTATTTATCAATTCCACCGCTCGATCAAGCGCACAGTTCCAGCAGAAGATTTCGCCATTGTAATTTTCGTAAGGCTCAGTCTTGATTTTTGCACCGCACTTAGAGCAGGTCATTTGGACTCCTTGTAACAGGCAAAATTAAAACAAGCCACCGCGATCCATGCGCCCATCTCTGACCAATCTTTCATACTTGCATTTGCAATCGCCGCCAAGGCCGCGAGTATGGTTCCGACTAAAAATAAAGCCTTCATTTCCTCTCCTTGTTGTAACTGGACGCCTACGGTGCGATTTAAAGCACGATCTATTTTCAGCCACCTTTGTGCCGCAGAGATACTTTGCGTTGACGTACCGCTTCCGTAGAAACCGTAGCAGGCGTATCCTCGACCATGAGGTGCTTTAATACTTCAACCTGGTCTGGCCGGTCAAGTTCTATTGCTTTATCGACTGCTTTTTGCAAGGTATCTCTTTTGCCCCTGAGTAACCTCTGGACACAATCAGAGCATACTATACTGGCTACGCCGTCCCCTACCCGACAAGGCCAGCGCTTCTTCTGGTAGAAGTTCCATGCGTGTTCGATGCCGCCGCAGAAGATACAGGTCATTTCGAGTTCTCTTTATATTTCTTAGCTCTTTCTTCAAGCCAAGCCTTGTGTTGTTTTCTTTCTTCAATAGCCGATTCTAAGGCTTTTTCTATAGTCTTTCCTTCTCCGTATCCAACGGTCAAGTTGTGTTCATAATTAGGCAAAAATACTATCCATTTGCCGGACTTATGGCGGATGGTTATATCCTGGTATTTTCTATGAAATATTTTATCGGCAAATCTCAAAAGAGCGATTGCGGTTTCTTCAATGGTCATTTTCCGTTTCTCCTGTGCTTCAGATCCAGCGCATGCACTGCTCTTCTGAGCGCGATGATCCGGCCAGTCCGGCGGCAGAATTGGTCAAGAGGGCTACAGTAGGCACGGCCAACTGCAAGTAGCGTTTCGCCATGTGGAGCATAAAGGCAGCACTCGGTTCGGTGAAGGGAATAATTGTACTCTATCTCTTCCACTCCCGCTTGTTCCAGTAGCGGAATCAGTTCGGGTATGTCAACTTTTCCGCGCATTTATTCCTCCTTAAACCACCATTTTTTGTTATTGTCGTACTTCCAGTGCAGATCAAAGGTGTCGGCTACTCCGGTATTTTTGTTTCGATAAAGTACAGTCGCGGAAACCGAATCAATCCAGTTGCCAGACCAGCCAAGCACCAGATGCTCGGTATAACCTATCCCTATGTCTCTGTGCGGCGGGTCGGACAGGTCTATGTCGCGCTGAAAGATTTGAGACACCAAGAAACGTTGCTCTCTTATAGAAACAAAGCCTTCGTCTGTGATGAAAAGAGTGTCCCGAAGCGTGTCTCTTACCGCCGGTTGCACAGGTTGAATAACTTTGATCGTGCAGCCACCTATCCCCATTAGCCAACAGGTCGCAATAAGCGCCCCGATAGCAGCACCTAAATATAGCATGAATAAGCGTAGCTGTTCTGAACAGGCCCGGTTCACTTCTTCCCCTCCAGCGCCTCGATTGCCTCCAGTAGTGCAATAACTACGCGCTCATAGAATCTGTTTCTCGGATGTCCGTAAACCCAAACGGCATACTTGCGGATTCCCGCGTTATATCTTACGCTGAATGGCAGATTGTATTCTTCCATCGCCCGCCGAAGCCGTGGCTCCCAAAAGTCGGGATCGGTTTTCTGCGTAAAAGGCATCACCGCAAGTTCTGACTCCCACTGCGGGCCGCAGCATTTAGCGGCGCGTTCGGCTTGTTCCTGCGTCAAGGCTTGCATTAGAACAAATCTCCTCTCTGCCAGATATGGCCGACCGTAAGATACTTTATCAGAACAAACAATCCGACCGGAATACAGACCAGTACGACAAGCAGAAACCAGCCAATCAATTCATCTAAAAGCGATGCCCAAAGTTCAGACAAGAGTGCCTTCATTTCCCCTCCGGGTCAGTCAACTCGGTTGTCACGGCAAGATTAGCACTGATTTCTGATAGTCGCGCTGCTTCTGCCGCTGCACCCTCATCGGAGTATCCTTTATGCTCTGATCTTGTTGCCAAGACTGTAATCCAAGCTTGCATTGCCATCCCCTTGTACCACTGGCGGAGAGACATACCACAGTCCCACGTTTGGTTCCATTTCCCGTCGCGGGCAATCTCTTGTTGTCCAGGAAACGCTGGTCCTCCATCACGTCTCTTCATTTCCCCTCCGGGTCAAATGAGATTATGTAGTCAAAGTCCCACTTGGTTATTTCTGTGTCCTTCCCGGTTTGCAGATGTTTGACAGTAACCTTTTGTGGATTTATAGCCTTCTTTACGATATGCGCTCTGTTCAGCTTCGCCTCAAGGGAGTCGATCTTTTGCGTAAGTCGGAAAACCTTCCCGGCAAATATCTTAAACTGATCTATGTAAATTCTCTGATGCGTTGCTGTCGTGCTCTGTCGAGCCTCAAGAGAGTCCGCGCGGGCCTCTGCTTTTTGCAGTCTCACCAGTAGCGCCTCATCAATCTTGATAGAGGTTTCGTCAAATAGCTGCATCAGAGCAAGATTAGATTTCTCCGCCTGCTGCTGGGACATGACATCTGACGCTCCGGCCTGCAACGGCAGGAGTAGAAGTAGAAAAAAGAAGATCATTTTCCCCTCGCCTTTTTTTGATCTATACCAGATTTAACCGGTTCCGTGGCGGCCAGGGCCAGGCTTTCAATTGCCTCGCAGAGTGCGGAGCATTCGTCTCTTGCGCCCGGCGGGGACACAACCGACAAGGTATTGACTGAAATGTGATACAGGCCCTTGTAGCTCCGCTGGACTATCTCAACGCCATCCACCTTATTGACGGCATCGGCGACCTCTCTCAGCCTATCTTCCAGCCGGGGCCGCCAGAAGAAAGGGTCGTTTAAATTGACACGCCAGATAAGTTTGTTCCAGATGTCAACGGGCATTGCGCAGGCCCGTTGACATCTTTCGGCTTCTTCCTGCGTTAACTCACTCATTCTCCCCTCGCTTTCTTGATCGCGGCCTGGGCCCGTTCTGTATCAACAAAACTCACGCTTTCCCACGACTCTGCTTCCTTAATATCTTCCAACAGTTCTTCCAGCGCCTCGTAAAGCTCCGGCGCGGCAAACAGAAGATAGGCATTGGCATTGCGCTCTGCCATATCTCCATCGTGAAATCCATTTGCCGGAAGATGTGAGTTGGTTAAAGAGGCTATCGCCACGCCGTGTTTTTTAGGGTGCATTATCATACACGGTCCTTGAGCATCTTTCAGCATTTTCCACGGCCCCGGCGTAAACTTTGTCTCGCTCATTTTCCCTTCCTTTCCACTAAAAATTCCAGCGCCGCAAGCCACGCGGAGGACTCAGTATCACAAACTCTTGTTGGATACTCACGATCACGGCTGGCCTTAAATATAATACGATTGCTGTCAGTAACTCTCCCACCCCAATACGCCCAGTGGTATATAAACGAAAGCCCCAACTCTTTGCACAGTTCTCGCACCTTGTCTCTGACGGCTTTTTCTCCAGCGGGAGATTCGAGCCAGACTTCCAAGTCTTTACCTACTACAAATCGTCCACCGGGAAGTGTAATCTTCCAGCCTTCGGGACTAAACCAAAACGCTAAGAAGCCGTCCTGTTTCTCATACAGCCCCAGCGCCTCGGCGATCTGTTTTGATTGGTTTTTATCCATTTTTTCTTTTTCCATATAAATGATTGCGCTTCTTCGTCTCAATAGGAATTAGAAGTTTTGGGCCGCGCCGATTACTGTCTTGAATTTATACTTTTCATTCGACATTCTTTCACTCCTTCCGCGCTTTTACCGTAAGCACATAGAGCGCAAACACGATTAATAATAAGGCTAAAACTGGGAGTTGAAACCACTTAGCTGACCAGATTATCCGCTCCATCCTCTACTCCTTCCGCGCTTGGCGAGCGATGCATCTTGCCCGATTGAGCTTAGTTGCCAGTTGCACATGAAAATCACCATCACATAGAGGAGGCTGACAGGTAGTCTCTATTTCATCCAGCGCATTCTCCAACTTCTCGACCTTGGCCTTGAGCGTTCTAATCTCGTTCTCGTAAGAAGTTGACCCTTTGTCAATCGGTGGCAGTTCATGCTTCCACTGCGCGTTATTCTCGCAATCTCGCAACGGCTCGCTAAACAGACTCATCTTTCTCCTCCACGATTCTTACTTGAGGTATGCCTTCGCCGGTATTGAGCGGATCACTCCAAGTTGAGTCGTCTGCTGAGTCAAGGCCGGAGAGAAGGGCGGCGGTCTTACAGCCTTTTGCGTGTTCCATGACACAGCCGCACTCCACACAAACACCAGCTCCCCTCCATTGATTGCGTTTAATCCAAATCGCCGCCTTTTCGAGCTCGGATTTCAACCGCTCGATCTCCCCGCCGACATCTACGGTGGCGGTGCAGTCATGTTCATCATGCGCCCGCTTCCACTCGGCGTTCTCTGTCCGCAGGTCGGCAATTTCAGTGGCAAACTCCGACAAGTGCCAGTTCCAGTCTTTAAGATTTATCTCGTGCTCGTTTTTCAGCTTCTCGTTCTCGGCCCGCAGGTCTTTTGCTTCGGATAGGCTGCGAGATAATTCTCTATTTAAATGGTCAACTTCGTCCTCTTGATCGCGGAACTCCTCGACCTCCGCCCGCAGCTCCTTGACTTCCGTGCAGGTTAAATGCCAGTTGTGCTCATAGTCCTTTGACTTCGCCTTTGCATCGCGCAGTTGATCCCGTAAACCACAAATACGCAGATTCAGGGCGAGCTTGGCTTTCTTCCTGAGTATGTGCAGGCGCTCGTAGTATTCATTCTCTTTCCGCAACGCCACGTCCTCGGCGTTTCGGGTTTCTGCAATCTGCACGATATGTTCCGATGTCGGTAAGGCTTCACCTACGAGGGCGGGATTAAAACCCAGCGATTTGTATAAACGCTGCATTTGTTCGGTCGAAAAGCTCATTTTCCGGCCTCCTCTAATGCTTTGCGGGACATGTATATCTTCTCGCATTTTAGACAGACACCCGTGGTAGTTCTCCAATTCCTCATCGCCGACGCAAAGCCTTCATCAAAACATCCTCTGATCGGATGGGCCAAGCCTTTTAGCCCGCAGGCCGTTCCATCGCTATCTTTAAACAGGTGGATGCACTTCATTCCTCGGCCTCCTCGATCAGCCGCTCGATGGCGGAGATAAGCGCCGTGCGAAGATCAGTGTCCTTCGCCTCGATTGCGTCATCATCCCACCAGGCGCTATTTATCTGGCGCAGACCCACCACAATTCGATGCACCCAATCACCCTTAATTCGATGCACCCAATCACCCTTGACAAGGCCATATTGCGTTGAAACTTCTACCTTGACACCATATCTCTTTCTTGCCAGCTCTTCCAGCCCTTTCCACAACACTTCGAGAGGGACCTCATCACCGGCGGGGTCGATATAGTTCCAGCCATTACAAACGGCGGACTTCACGCCGACCGTAGTGTCTCCGATAAAAGCCAAGTCCTCGTCATATTCAACGCCAAGGGCTTTATAAAAGCACTCAAGAGCGATTTTCATTCCCCTCCTTGCAGAACAGGCGAAGCTGCTCCTGTAGGCGTTGAGCCTGAGATTTATCGACAATCACAAAGGCGCTCATGGGAATCTGCGGATCGCTTTGATCCTCTACCTCTAATTCGAGATACCCCCATCCGGTTTCGTCAACTCCGATCCACGATTTCGGGCCTAAGTAGATTTTCATTTCCCGGCCTCGCTTTCCTTTTTCGGTCTTGCTTCATTCCAGCCCGCCTCTACCCGCTTCCACGCCTCTTTTTTGATTCTGTCCCTGGCCGTTTTAGACCAGCGGTTGACTATTGCCGTGTTGATCTTGGCGACGTCAATCCGTGGATCGGGTTTGCCGTCAGTCAGAATTATCAGAGCCACGTAGTCGATGATAATATCTTCCTCGCTCATTGCGGGATCGGCGATTTCTTCTAGTATCCTTTTTCCGGGGTCAGTCCAGTTCAAAATCATCTTTCCTCGCTTTCCTTGATCGCGGGCTTGGTCAAAAGCTCGACCGCCCCTATTGTCATAACTTTGCGCTGGATTTTCCCACCTTACCAGACTTCCCACACGGTTGCCGACCTTTGTATTCCAG